CGGGCAGGTTTCGTCAGGAGAGTTCAAGACCTTTTCCTCCAATAGTGTGATGCGTTCTTCCCTCAGTAACGAGATTTCTCTCGAGACCAAGGGTCGCCCGGTGGGCTTCGTGCTCGCTGCAGGCGACGACTGCATCGACGACTGTGGAAACCAGCACGAGGCCTACGCTCGGCGTGGCTTTGTAATCACCGACTACCTCGAGCAGAACGCCCTCACGGGCTTTGATTTCTGCTCGACGCGTTTCTGCGATGGCGCTTCTTATCAGGAGAACATCGCGAAGTCGTGGTTCGCGTTAATTCACAAGAAAGACGCGACGCCTGAGGACATTGCCGCTTTCGACCTCTGCTTCCTACGCCACCCCTCCTACTCAGTCGTGCGGGAGAGGATTCGGGCACGACACGGTTTGTAACGGTGCTAGGGGGCGTGCACCGAAATAACGCCCTCAATGTCGACTAAGAACCAGAAATCGGTGCAGCTCGTGGCCTTACAGCCTAAGCCTAAACCCAAAGCCCGCTCTAAGAAGAAGCGGGCTGTTTCTACTCGTGCGGTTCCCACGTCTTTGGTGACAGCAGTTTGCGGCCTCGTCGACCCATTCTGCGAGCACGCCCGGTACGCAAAGTACCCAGACGACTCCTCTGCTAGGACCCTACCGTTCACCATCCAGTTTAACAACACGATGGTCACCAACGCGGCTGGTCGGGCTGCACTTCTCGTGCTACCCAATATCAACCTCAACGGTACGATGGGGCCCGCCACCTTAGCGTCATCCACCATTACGACGTTCACGACCCTACCAGCAGCGCAAGTCGCGCCGCTGGCTGGGTTCACTGAGTTTCGTATTGTCTCATGCGGCTTAAGGATCAAGAACATCGCCCCGTCACTTACGAGTTCGGGGATGGTGTACATTCGGTCCTATGCCCAAGAGAACGGGGTTGGCTTCAATTCCATGGATCTCACATCCTACACTGCTTCGCAGTGCGTGAACATTCCTCTTGTTGATTGCCA